GAAATCAAATTGCAAGAGTTGGTGTTGTTGAGAATCCAGAAGCATTTGGATCTTCAGCAAACTTAGATTTGGATAAAGCAAGTGCTGTACCTGCCTTAAAATTAACTGGAATTGGTTATAGTACAGCAACATTTACTGCTGACGCTTTCATTACTCAAACTGTTGCCACCGGATCAACTGCTGTTGGTAGAGTCATCAATTATGATCAAACTACAGGAGTTCTAAAGTATTGGCAAGATAGAACTTTGGTTGGATTTAACACTGTTGGAACTGCACAAACTAATCCCACATATGGATTTGATTTGGTTGAATTTACCAGCACACCAGACACTGGTGGAAGCGTCACAATTGTCCCGTCAACTGGGTCTAATTTGGCAATTGATACATCCTTCACAGGTCTCTCAACAGTAATAAATAGTAGGACGTATTATCTTGGTCAATCATTTACTGATGGTATTGCGTCCCCAGAGGCTAAGAAATACTCTGGAAATATCATATACGTTGACAACAGACCATCTATCACTAGATCGTCTAATCAAAAAGAAGATATCAAAGTTATTTTGCAGTTCTAAAGAATTATGCCTCAGCAAACGAATCTAAACGTAGCTCCATATTTCGACGACTTTGATGCGAATAATGACTACCATAAAGTCCTATTTAAACCGGGTTATCCAGTTCAAGCAAGAGAACTGACAACCTTACAGTCGATACTGCAAAATCAAATTGAAAAGTTTGGTCAGCACTTTTTTAAAGAAGGTGCTAGAGTAATTCCTGGTAATATTGGATACACTCAACTGTATTATTGTGTTCAACTGAACAATGTTTATCAGGGAGTCCCTGTATCGGCGTATGCTGATCAGTTAGTTGGAACAAAAATCACAGGACAAGTTTCTGGAGTTACAGCATTTGTTGATAAAGTTCTGTTACCAGAAGATTCTGAAAGAGGTAATTTAACTCTTTACATCAACTACTTAAATTCAAATACTCAAAATAACGCAACTCAGGTTTTCTCAGACGGTGAGGGAATTACTTGCAATCAAACTATTTCATCAACTTTGCTGGGAAATAGCACGATTGCAGCAGGAGCGCCTTTAGCAATCACGCTTGGATCTGGAGCAGCTGCTACTGGATCATCTTTTCAGATTCAAGACGGTGTTTACTTCATTCGTGGCAACTTTGTTAATGTTAGCAGAGAAACTCTGATCTTAGATCAATATACAAATAAACCAAACTATAGAGTTGGTCTGTTCGTAAACGAAGAAGTAATCAATGCAGACCTTGACGAAACCTTAAATGATAATTCACAGGGATTCAATAACTATTCTGCTCCAGGAGCAGATAGATTAAAAATCTCAGTAAGTTTATTTAAAAAAGCATTAGATGATTTTAATGATGACAACTTTGTTGAGTTGGCAACAATTGTCGATGGTGCTATTAGATCTCAGGTAAAGAGAGGTGGAGAAAATAATCCATATGGTGGAAATTTTGAACTTTTAGATACGATTGCAAGAAGAACGTATTTAGAATCTGGGGATTACTATGTCAAACCGTTTGACATTACTGCTTTTGAGTCCTTAAACAATAATCAGGGAAATAGAGGTATTTTCCAAGAAGGTCAACTCACCCCCGGTGGAGTTACTCCTTCTGATGACAGCATGATTTACAAGGTCTCTCCTGGTAAAGCATTTGTTCGTGGATATGAGTTGGAAACTAACTCTCCCATATTTTTAGATGCAGATAAACCAAGAACAACGAAGGAAGTAAAAAATCAAAAGTTAATTTATAACACTGGTCCAACCCTCAAACTGAATAGAGTATTTGGCAATCCTAGTGTTGGTATTGGCAATACTTATGTTTTAAGTTTGCGAAGTGAAAAAGTAGGGTCAAACCAAAGAGGAGCATATGGTGATGAAATTGGACTTGCTCGGGTATATGATTTTGCATTAGAATCTGGATCTTATGACAGTAATGTCCCCAACTTAAATGAATGGGATATTGCACTGTATGACGTTCAACCAGTCACAGATATCACTCTTAACGAACCAGTCACCCTTGCAACATCTACCTATGTAAAAGGTGCGAATAGTGGAGCTACTGGATTCTTAAAAGATGCTGTCACTGCTGGCATTGCGGTCACAATTTACGATCGTGAGGGAGATTTCCAAAAAGATGAAAGATTGATATTCTCTAGAACTAACACAAATGGTTCTACTATTGCTAGGGTTGCAACTGCTGTCACAGCACACTCACTTTCTGATGTAAAATCTGTTTTTGGTTCACTTGATGGAACTGTAGGACTTCAAACCTTCAGTGCTGATGTCATTCAATCAACCGCAGTAAATGTTGGTATAGCGACGATTACAGCATTCTCTGGTGGATTTAGCACAGTTAGAAGTACTAATCCATTATTCCCAACAGGGGTTAAAGAAGGTGGACTCATAGAATATAGTGATCAGACAAGATCAACCGACCCAATCACTGCTAGAGTCGTTAGTGTTGGATCTTCTCACCTCTTAATCGCTGGTGTCACAACTGTTACCAACCTGTATTCCGGTAATCTTCCTGAATATGGCACTAATGGTGTAACTGCCAATGATTTCAAAATCCTAACCACACAATTAACTTCGTCCTCTGATAACACTCTCTTTACACAACTACCTAAGAATCACGTATCAAACGTTGATCTTACTGATGCAACTATCACCATCAGGAAAACATTTACTGTTAATATTTCTGGAAACAAATTATCATCTGCTGTAACTGCTGGAGAGAATCAAACTTTTGCCACCTTTGATGAAGAGAGATATTCTCTTGTCAGAACTGATGGAACAAATGAAGTTTTAACAGCAGATCGTTTTGATTTCTTATCTGGAGCAAAATCTTTACAGATTAGAAACTTAGGATCTGATGATACTGGTGCTCAGTTAGTTGCCACTGTAATTAAAGCAAAACCTAAGGCTAAGGTAAAACTAAAAAATAGAGTTAACTCAGTCACAATTGTAAATTCTATTGACAGAAGTTCAGGTGTCGGAACTACTACTCTAAATGATGGATTAACTTTTGGTGGTTATCCTTTTGGAACCAGAGTTCAAGATGAAGTAATCTCACTCAATACACCTGATGTAGTTCAGATTCATGGTATTTTTGAGTCAGCAGATACATCTAATCCTTCTGCACCGAAAGTAACATTATCTAACATCAACAGCGCATCTACGACCACTGAGGAACTTATTGTTGGAGAATTAATTACTGGCCAAACTAGTAATGCTGTTGCTATTGTAGCAGAAAAATTAACTTCTTCGCAAATTGCTTTCTTATTCAAAAATCAAAATAGATTTGTTGAAGGCGAAACTGTGGTATTTGCTGAGTCCAATGTACGGGCACAAGTTACAACGCTTTCCACACCAAGTTTTGACATTTCCGGGGAATATACCTTTAGATCTGGTCAAGAACTAACCTACTATGATCAAGGACTTATTAAGAGAAAACCGGAGTTTGATCCAGCATCTAGAAGATTAAAAGTTTACTTCTCTAATGGATTCTATGAATCGACTGATGATGGCGATTTAACAACAGTGAATTCTTATGATGAGTTCAACTATGCAAGAGATCTCTCTGGTCCAGGAGGACTTTCTGTCTCCGATATTATTGATATCAGACCTAGAGTTTCTGATTATACAATTTCAGAGGATTCAAGATCTCCACTAGAATTTAAAGGAAGAACTTTTGATGGGTCAGGAAATTCTGCTGGTAACATTCTTGCATCAGATGAAGATCTAACAACCACTTTCTCTTACTATCAAGGAAGAATTGATAGGATTTTCCTTACAAAAGATGGTGCTTTCCAAATCAAATATGGAACTCCCTCAGACAAACCAGAAAAACCTGGAGCTGTCGATGATGCTTTAGAAATCGCAACAGCAGTTTTACCTCCATATCTCTACCACATAAGTCAAATATCTCTTAACTTCTTAGAGCATAAGAGATTCCAGATGAAGGACATTAAGGGTCTGGAAAATAGAATTCAAAACCTTGAATACTATACTTCACTTTCTCTTCTTGAAACCAATACTGCTAATTTGTTTATCCCAGATAGTGAGGGACTCAATAGATTTAAGTCAGGATTCTTTGTAGATAATTTTACATCATTCCAACCACAAGAATCTGGGTTACAAATTAAAAATAGTATTGATAGATCTGGAAAAGAACTAAGACCGAGACACTACACAAATTCAGTTGATCTTATTTTTGGTCCAGTTGTTAATACTGATGCGACAGAAGATGTTGATTTTGCTCCTATTGAGGGCATCAATGTAAGAAAAGAAAATGATATAATCACTCTTGATTATAACGAAACTGAATATATTAAACAATCTTTTGCAACGAGAACTGAGAGTGTTACTCCGTTCTTGATTAGTTTCTGGCAGGGAACTATGGAGTTGACTCCTGCATCAGACACTTGGATTGATACTGTTCGTTTAGATCCTAAAATTATTGATGTTGAAGGTGATTATGCATCTACACTGAATCGTTTGTCTCAAACTGAAGGAGTAGATCCACAAACAGGTCTTGGTCCAATTATTTGGAACGCATGGGAGACAACTTGGGTTGGAACTTCAACACAGGATCTTGGAACTAGAACAAGAACAGAAAACCGTCGTATCAATACCTTTGGTATTGGTGGTTGGATCAATGGTGGAAGTGGTGTTGCTCAATTGTGGGAAACAACCGAGGAAACAGTTATTACTGAAGAAGTTACAAGAACAATTGAAACTACCAACCAAGCAAGAACAGGTTCACAAATTTCAGTAACAGAACAGTTTGATAGAACCTCGGTTGGTGATAGAACTGTAAGTAGAGATCTCATTCCTTACATGAGATCCAGAAATATTCAGTTTGTTGCTAAGAGAGTAAAACCATTAACAAGATTATATGCTTTCTTTGATGGTGTTGATGTCACTAAGTATTGTGTACCAAAACTTCTTGAGATTTCAATGACCTCAGGAACTTTCCAGGTTGGAGAAACTGTAACTGGCAGAATTATTCAAACTGGATTAGGTGAAGCAAATACTGACGTTACTCCTGCAATCACCTTCAGAGTGGCTCAATCAAATCACAGAGAAGGTCCTTATAATGCTGCAACTAAGGTTTATCCCGATAACCCATACACCAATACTCCTTTAGCATCTACGTACTCATCGACTTCAAATATTTTGAACGTTGATACGTTCTCCTTACAAAGACAGGGAGAAGGTGCTTTTAGTGGATGGGTTGGATCTAACATGGTTCTGACTGGATCTACTAGTGGTGCTCAAGCAACAATCACAAATGTCAGATTGATATCTGATTTATCTGCTACCTTAATCGGTAGTTACTTCATACCCAACCCCAACAATCTGAATCACCCAAGATTTGAAACAGGTGGTCGCGTTCTTACTTTAATTAATGATGAGGATAATGATCAAGACATCGCAACAACGATTACTGAAGAAACCTTTACGGCTGAGGGAACTTTAGAGACAGTTCAGGAAAACATTGTTTCTGTCAGAAATGCTAGAGTTGAAAATAGACAGGAATTCCAAGAAAGATCCCTGAATAGAGATCTTGGAACTCAGACAAATGTAATTAATCGACGTAGTGGTGGACAACAACAAAGACAGATTGGTTGGTATGATCCCCTTGCACAATCATTCTTAGTTGAAGATCCTACTGGTGTGTTTGTTACTAGTTGTGATGTATTCTTCAGATCAAAAGACGATATGGATATTCCTCTCGTCTTCCAATTGAGAACGATGAAGAATGGATTCCCAACTCAAAGAGTTATTCCATTCTCAGAAATTGTTCTTGATCCTGGTGAAATTAATGTGTCCCCTGATGGATCTGTAGCAACTACTGTTCAGTTTAAAGCACCTGTCTATCTTGAAGGTGGAAACACTGAATATGCCATATGTTTAGCATCCAACTCCACCAAATATAGCGTATACATCTCTCGTATTGGTGAGAACGATCTTCTGAGTGACACATTTATTTCTAATCAACCATATCTTGGATCTCTGTTTAAGTCGCAGAATGCTTCAACTTGGGAACCAAGCCAATGGGAAGATCTTAAGTTTACTCTTTATAGAGCAGAGTTTGTCAATTCTGGAAACGTAGAATTCTACAACCCACAGTTGACACAAGGCAATAATCAGATTCCTAAACTGATGCCAAACTCTATTAACCTTAAATCTAGAAGTATTAGAGTTGGATTGGGGACAACAGTTCATGACAGCGGTTTACAACTTGGTAATAATGTTTTACAGCAAGGAACTAATGCCTCTGGTAATCTGGTTGGAACTGCTGGAACACTCGCAAGTATTACCATTCAAAATGCGGGTATTGGATATACTCCCTCTGCAAGCACTTTAACATACGATAATGTTAATTTGGTTACGATCACTGGAAGTGGAAGAGGAGCAACTGCTGACATCACGATTTCTAACGGATCCATTGTCGCATCTGGCGCAACTATCAGCAATGGTGGTGGCACAGGATATCAAGTTGGTGACATCGTTGGTATTTCAACCATCGGATCCAATGACTTTAAGAATCTTGGCACTAATGCTAGATTGTCTATCACATCAATCGGAAGCACGAGTGAACTGATTCTCGATAACGTACAAGGTGAGTTTGTTGTTGGAACTGCAAACACAATCATGTATGTTTCTAGTGCAGGAATCACAACTGAACTCGGATACACAAATGGTGGAGATGTTCAAATTGGCGAAATTGATATTATCAATGATGGTTTACACTTTACCGTAGATCACAAAAACCATGGCATGTATTATGGAGATAACAGAGTTCAAATCTCTGGAGTCAAACCAGATGTTAAACCAACCAAAT